AGTCAGAGCCGCTAGCTCTCTTCTCAGATCTAACTCACGCTGACGTACTTCAAGCTGCTGCTGAAGTTCTGCCGCCTTGATCTGTGGTTGAATCGAACCAACGTCTTGCGCCTTCGCCATGTTGACTGCTGCTTCGCTTTGCAGCTTGGCGACTTCGGCTTCGAGCTTGGCAATCTCCAACATAAGCTGCTGCATCTGGATCTGAGCCTGTGCTTCGGCTGCTTCCTGTTGCTCTGGCGACATCTCAACACCCGTTTGCATGCGGATGCGCTTCGCCAGTTCGCCTTTCTTGGTCAGGTGGCTGTACTCGATGATCGCGTCGTCAGGGATGGCAACACCTACGTTGCGCAGGTTAAGTGCCTCTGCGAACTGCATTTCGTCGAAGGAGTCTCTAGCTGGCTGTGTACCGATAATTACGTCGTATTCCCCGATGGTAAGGTCGTTAATTATCTGTCCTTCTGGAGTTACTTCGTTTATCACCATTGCTTCGCGGGGCTGCAACGGGTCGTTCTCATCAGTGACCATCACGATGCGTTCTTCGGTATAGAACCGCTGAACTAGGTTAAGAACCTTTTCGGCTAGGTAGTGTCGGGTCTTGCGAAGGTTATCCAGGGGCACCTGAATCATCATCACGCCACGGTTCTGCTTAGCTTGAATCGCAACGCCAGATACTTCGGCTGAATCCGTACCGAGCATCGAGTCGTTGATACCGGATATCGATTTGATGTTCGCCGCAGCTTTCTGACTGATACGGTCTAAGCCTGTCGGAATTTGATTCGGCTGGATCTTGACCGGCGGGGTAGAGCCTCTGTTGTACTCCAACACCAAACCAGTTTCGGCACCGTGCTCCTCAAGATCGTCAGGGTGCATACCGACCAACGAACCCGATTCGACCATCCAGCCGCTGTTCGCTGTCGTATTTACAATATGAAGCTCCTGAGAAGCTATTTTGTTTAGCTGCTCCTGCGGAGAGATCAGGTTACGCACCATCCCAAACGGACGGCCCCGACGGAAATACGCGAAGTAGGGGACGATGGTGAAGTCTTCATACGGACTCCAATCGTCGTGCAGTACCACCTGATCACAAGTCACGGTCCAACGGACTTTGCGTTTGACCTTGTTGTAGATACTAAGTCCGTACTGTTTGGCGAACTTCTTGGCTTTAGCTTCTGTCCATGACTCGGGGACAATACGCTGGTCCCCCGTATTAGGATCAACGAAACAATCCACCCTGCCAATTTTGCGGCACTGACGCTCGATGACCCGTAGTGCCTTAACATTTCGGTATGCGTCCTCAGAAACTGGACCGCTCTGCGTAAACATGTCGTTAGCTTCGGTGTCGCCGTATCGGGTTTCTTGGTACTCGACACTGTCTCTTCCATAGCTCATCCCATTCTCTGCGATGAACCGCAGTTGCTCTGCTTTCTCTGCGCCGTATAGCTCCTCGATCTCATCAAGTGTCATCCACTTGGTTTCCATGATCTCGTTCCAAGTTTTAGGATCGTAGTCCTTGGCATCGGGATCGATGAGGATATCTAACGGATCTTTTGCGGTGATTCGAACTTCACCCTCAACGTGATCACTGAAGTCCATGCGAACGTCAAAGTACCCGCGACCATCCATAATCAGACCGTCGCTGAACACCTGTTGTTCAACCCAATCCATCTTGTTGTTGTCTGCAATCTGCATGAACAGTTTAGTTAAGGTTGTAGCCACCTCCATGTCCGCACCACGGCGCGGCTTAAACTGAACGTCAGACCGTCGTGTGGACTGCTCGCCCAGTACGGTGTTAACCGTAGGTAAAACTGTATTAATGGTTAGAGCAGGGCGACCTTCAGCATCGAGCGCTGCAGCATCGGACTCATCCCACTGTGACCCTTGATAGAACGCATCGCACTTCTTAGCGAGCGCAATGTAATCAAGGTGGCCGTTGTCTCGGGCGCGGGTGTAACGATCCCACTGCATCGATGCAATACGTTCTTCGTCGCCAGGGGCCATCTTCTTGGATTTTTTATGTTGCATTACGCGCTCATTGCCGACTTTTGCGTCGGCGTTTTAGTTAAATAGCGCAACTCATCACGCCACGAGGGTTCAACTGTTGGACGTTCAAAGAACGTAGCGAATTCGGTCATCATCAGACCGATCCATGCCAGCGCATCCACTTGGTCGTCGTGGACGCCATTCGGGAAACGCAAAAGTTCTGCTGATAGCGGGCCGGTAAACACAGCGTCTTCCGGCATGAACACCATGCCCTGCTGCATACGACCTTGGATGGCGCGAGCGCGGGCTTCTTTATCGCGGCGACCTGTCTTGAGGTCCTTTACATACATCTCATGCAGACCGCGTTCACGAACACGCTTCTCAAGGAAAGGGCCGAGGGCCATCTCAATGTGACCGCGCTCTATGCCTACGATGGACGGACGCCACATCTCATAAAAATCTAGGATCTGCTCGACCAACTCGAAACCGTCGAACTTGCCGCGAATCACATCCATGATGAACATCTGATCGTACTCATCGACGCCGACGACGATGCCCACCGAGTAATCGTTCCTGTCTCGCTGACCGATAGCTAAGTCCCACGCGCAGTAGTACCGCATCCGATCCTGATCTACGTCTTCAGGACGGTAGTACTGCAACATACTGCGGGTAAAATAATCTCCGTCGTCAGCTACGGGGTTCTGCTGATAAAGAGCAGACCAGTCTCTGGGACCGACGGCTTTGCGTATCCGATCCAGAGCTTCAACGTTATAGCGCTCGGGATGTAAGGCTTCGCCCGTGTCGCGAAACTCCTCTTCTGCCTCCGCGATGGCCGGATAACGAACCACTTCCCATTCGTCACCGCCCTCTGACCCCGCTTTCAATAAGCGACCCGCAAGATCGTCATCGTGCCAACGAGTAAGAATAACCAACACGCCACCACCTGGAGCCAGACGGGTATATGCGGTTGAGGTGTACCAGTCCCAGTTCGCTTCGCGGTTGTTTTGGCTTTCGGCGTCTTCACGGTTCTTTACTGGGTCGTCGATAACCAAGACATGAGCGCCCTTACCAGTAATACCGCCGCCAACACCAGCAGCAACGAAACCACCGCCACCAGTCGTAAGCCAAGATTCAGCGGATTGCGATTCAGGATCGAGCCGAGTTTCGAATGAAGTCTTATAAGACGGCTCACGAAGAAGACCCCGCACTTTTCGGCTAAATCCCAGAGATAGTGATCCTGAATACGAGCACGAAATAAATTCGTGTTGGGGATTACGTCCAAGGTGCCAAGCCGGGAACGCAACGCTCGCCAGAGTCGATTTACCGTGTCGCGGAGGTAGGAATAACATGAGCCGAGGCGACTCTTTAGCCACAACTTTCTTAGAAAATTCTTCGAGCCTTCGGCAAACATCTTTATGGACCCAACCTGCCTGATAATCTGCGTTAAACCGCTCTACGAACGGCAATAAATGCTTCCTTGTAAGGAAACGCATCGCCAGTTCCGCTCGGGCCTTGTCCTGAACCGACTGTTCCTCGTCTGAGAGCACAGGTTTCTGCGGCGAGGCGGCTGCGGGCAGCGATTCCTGCTCGTCGGCCCTGCAATACACGCACAACTGGCCTTCGGCGTTGTACAAATGCGCCGGATACAGGTTTTTGCAGCGGCTGCATTCGATTTGCGGTATTGGTTGAGAGGCTTCAGTCATGCGCTATGGGATCTTCGGGGGGATATAACGAAGACGAGAAATTTTTGGCGGTGGAGGATTCGCTGTTTGGGCTGCTGGCGCTTTAGCCGCAGGTTTTTTAGGAGCATCAGGCTCTGTTCGCCGTGGTATGTACCGCAGTCGCGACTTTTTAGCCTTTGGTTTCTTTGGATCTGCCATAATTAATCGCTCTTAGGTTCTAAATAGTCCTGATCGTGGCCTGCAATCTTCAAAAGATCCGCATCTGACATACGTTCAAGCTGTTTGACGCCGTTTATTTGGATATTTACCTGCGTCTGCGGTTCTGGGGTCGCGATTCCGTGTAGCTTGACTAACGAATCCACTGTGTTTTTCATTTCCGTGGCCGTTGCGCTGGCAACGTAGGCTTCCATGTACATCGAATGCGCGTTTGAGCGCGTAAATTTCACTTCCTCTGCCAGTTCACGGCGAAAATAATCGATGGCCTGCGCGACTTTCGGGCGTTTTGACACATCGAGCGCTTGATTACGTTTCTCGTACCCTGATGCGCGGCCCGCTGCTGCGATTGACATGCCGCTGACGATCAACTGCACGAATCTTTCTTCCTGCACAGTCAGGTCTGATGCGTTCAACCCCATATAAGGCTTCAAGGATTGGAACTCATGGTGTGGCATCAACTCGTTTTCAGCCATAAATCAGGGTCCGTGGATCAGGCTTAGGGTCCGTGGTCGAAGCGAGTTTAGCAATGCTAACTCTCGTGGACAAGTCAAGGTATTTCAAAAAAATAGTGGAAATTTTTTTAGGGATTTAGGGTCTGAATCGCTCACGCATCACACTCCCACCTATGCAGCAACCACTGCCCTTCCCCGGATCACATGAACCTTGTTTTAGATTTATACGAGGTACTGGAACCTTGTTTCGATAGGGGTCCCAAGACAAAACCAAGACAAAAGATTCGCTCGCCTAGCGGCTCACTCAGATGGCATGCGTTGTGTCATTAACAGAAGGAGATGTGACATGGACCTGGACCTGGATAAAGCTCAAGAGGAATGGTGGAACGACCTGACGGATGAGGAACGGGAACGCGAGGAAGCAGAGGCGATCATGGAGGCTCGTCGGCTCGAAGAGTTCGAGGCGAATGTGAAGGCGCATGATCGAGCCGAATACGAACGCGAAATCGCAGAACTAATGGACGCGGCTGGTCAAATCGCAGAGTACGAAAATGCGGCTCGGTACGAAAACTATCCAATGGTGGACGGCGAACAACATCCTAGAGTCTACCCCGACTGGGACGAAATACCGTTCTAAGTCAATTAGCCCATCCTTAACAGGATGGGCTTTTGGCATGTCCTGTGTCATCAACCAAAGGAGGATATGACATGGGTAAGCTGAAATCAGCGATCACCGACATGAACGGCAACATCGTCAAGATGATGCCAACCGAGATCACGGTGCCAAAGGTTAGCAAGATCGACGCAGTCAAGACTGTCGCTCGCGGAGTCAAGGCCACCGGCCAAGGCACGATCTTCGCTGCAGCCAAGACGGTTCGCACTGGTCGAGATCTAGGCAAGGCATTCAGTTCTTTCTACTCCGCAGTGAAAGAAGAGATGGCTCGCCAAGATGAACCATCCGAGGCCGATAAGATCCTCGCTCAACATCGACCTTATCCCCACTAACTCATCAGCCCATCCTTAACCGGATGGGCTTTTGGCATGTTTCGTGTCACTAACACTATAAGGAAACGACATGAAATCTGTATTCGCCAAACCCCTAAGCCAGAAGGTAGCGGAGATCTTCGTATTCACGATGATCCCAGTCATCGGCGCAATAGTAACCTTCTGCTTGGTCGCACTCATCGTAGACCTCGGCACGCACGGACTACCAACGGATACGTTCGCTAAGTACTTCGCTCTAGGTATGACTTCAATAGTATTTACCATCAACGTCGGCTTCTGGACCATCGTCCGATTCATCATCAGCGAATATCAATCCGACGAAGAATGGGAGCAATCCCGTCGTTGGCAGGCACAACAACGCATCGACGCGAAGAACTACGCATAAGAACGAAACCCGGCCAAGGAGCCGGGTTTCTTCGTGCCAAGGCGGGGGAGGTGTGCTGGTGTGCGGTGAGCGGGTGACGCAACCCCTAACCCCCGTCCCTGGTCCCCGATCCAGGGTGAGCGGGTGACGTACCCTGTACTTAAATCCAAACGTGTCTGAACTTAGGTTCATGCTCCCAGATCCGTGGTTTCAGGCCCCCGCGCCGCTGAAAACCGGACTTTTGTGCGCGTTTTCGCAAATCTGTGCGCGATTTGAGCAGTTTGTGCGCGTTTTTTTCGGGCCAAAATGCCATTTTGTGCAGGGCTATGTACCTGATTCCATTACCAAATCTCCAAAATCCGTGCGCGAAAACAGCGTTTGTGCGCGATTTGAGATGGGCTGTTTCAAAATCTAAGGGCATCAAAATTTAAGGGTCTGTTTTTTTTAGTGCAGTGAAGAAAGCTCAAAACCTGCACAGAATTTAGCTTTACTAAACAAATCAATAACTTAACCCTGAACCCTAATCCCAATTAAACGATTTTTAGTGAATAAACATAACCAATCATGTCATTAGCCTGCACAAGCCACTTTGATAACGAGCACAATTCGTGGGATTTCGCGCACAAAACCGGAAATCACCAAATGAACATAACTAAACATAACTCCGATTTTTTGTAACGAGCACAATCAGTGGGCACTAACACACAAAATCAGGGGAATAGCCCACTCATCCTTCGCGGGCCTTTTGGCATGTTTCGTGTCAATAACTTGGAGAATGACATGAAAACAAGGATCTATATCGATGAATTTCGGCCCGGCATACAAACCATAGACGATTGCAAAGCAATCTATGCGAAAGAGAAATATACCAACCTTATCTATCGTACTAACGGAATGTTCCCGACACACCTTGTAGATCAATGCATCACCCAATGGTCCTCGGACGGATACATAGACGTTGAACCAGATCGTTATGCAACACATTGGTTCGCAATCACGAACTACGAACAGTTTCCCTGCTGCGATTGCGGCGGCGGCATTTGGTTCGCAGGTTGGTGCGAATGCCATCGATGCGATGAAAACACGCAACACGCCCTTACTTTAACGGGGATCGCATAACCCTAAGTCATAGCCCGCTACTCCGTAGTCGGGCTTTTGGCATGTCTCGTGTAACTAACACAAGGAGACTGCAAAGATGAATTGCTAAGGTAACGGTCGAGGGGCCATGAAAAAACCGAAAAGGCCCCATAGAACCATAGCCCGCTACTCCGTAGTCGGGCTTTTGGCATGTCCCGTGTCATAACAACAGGAGACATGGCATGAACAAAGCTTACGTTGAATCCGTAGCCAACGGACGTAAGAACGCAAACGCAATCTACGTCCAATCGCGATCCGGCAACATCTACCGCTTAAAAGATGAAATCGTCACTCAACAAACATCCTTGTTTGAACTGAGCGTCATCGATCTCTGCAACCGTATTTATGACCGAGGTGTCATCGATACCCGTCAGTACATCAAGTGCAAGAAGCCTAAGAAGCGGGTGAAGCAAGCCGCTTAACACACCCAACACTGAACATTGAGTCCCTACTCATTGTTGAGCATCAAAAAACCAGAACCCGCTTTTCCAAAGCGGGTTTTTGGCACGTTCCGTGTCATTAAAAAAGGAGATGACTATGAGTAATCAAGAGATGCGGAATAAATTCGCACAAGCCTTGAACAGTGCCCGAGAAGACAATGTGGATAACGATGTTGTGCGGCTAGTGGAAGACTGCTTGGTGAGCCAACACAAGCGTAGGAGCCAGTAAATGACCGAAGACACAATAACCCAGCTATTGATGGAAGAGGCTTACGATCTCTTCACCGAATGTATGGAAAACCAGTTGAAGCTTTGCGAAGAAATGATTGCGCAGGGCAAAGAACTAGACAACGAAGTTGACCAACTATTCGGCAAATACCTAGCCATCTTGTTCACCAAAGCACAGACCGCAGGCATTCGATATCAAGTTGAAGAACTGAAAGATCAAGTCGAACAACTGAAAGCCCAGAACCCTGAACCTGAGATAGCTGTAGCCAGCTAAGAACCGGAAGCCCACTCACCCTGAGTGGGCTTTTGGCATGTCTTGCGTCATCAATAATAAAGGAGATGTATGACATGAATCGTTTGTTGAATCTGATTTCGTATGAGGATCTGGTGCAAGCGGACCTTGATTCGCTAGCCACGGACGAGTATCCGACGGACGACGACCTTGACGAACTGGACGAGATACGCGCCATCGAGCGTGCGAATCGCGCCCGCGAATCTTAACTGAGCACTAAGCTCGCAAAAAAAGTAACGCTGGCTCTTGCAAGAGTTAGCGTTACTAAACTACTCTAGTCCAAGGAGGACACTACTATGACTGCATCTATAATCGACGCAGCGGTTACGAAACTTTCGGAAGGCAGCAACAAAGCCTCTCGATACGCCAGCCTTGTGCAGAAAGCACAGGACGACCATGTATGCCATCGTATGCTTACCGTTGTCCGTATGCTGAAGCAGGAGCGCCGAGAGGCAAACGCAGCCAACGCTAACCGCCAGGCTGATCCAGATCTCAACGGTGTAGACGACCATACCTCGCTGCAGACCGCAGAGACTGTGCTCAAGCCTGAGTACATGTTTACTTTCATCCAGAAGGTAGCCAATCAGGTCATGCGCGAAGGCCGTGCCATCAAGCGCCAGCAGGAAGAGAGTGAGATGGAGGCCCGTGATAACGGTATCGACTTCTCGCAGGACACTTGCGAAGACGCAGGCGTTGAATACGGCGACGTAAAGCATGTGATCAAGCAGATCGACGAGGCCATGCGCCAGTTGCATCTAGTCTACAACGCGCTGCGGGATACCAAGCGCCTTGGTTATCTGACCAGCATCAACTCGCTCCACTACCACTCGGTAATGACGGGTGAAGACGGCGTCTACGAAGAAAAGTTCGTAGCCGATACGTTCGACGAGGCGTTGGTGGCACTAGCAGACTACGCGCAAGCGATGCAGGAGCAATCCGAAGCTCGCGGTGCGGAAGATGACGGCGCTATCGACTTCGAAGCTGACGCAGCATAACAAACCCAACCCCGATCAGTGAAAGCTGGTCGGGGTTTTTTGCGTTACGTAAAGAAAAAACCCAGAGCCGGAGCCAGAGCCAGGATGCGGCCCAGAGCCGGAGCCAAAGCCCGAAAAGTATTTGGTGTGCGGAAGGAGTTAATTGTGAATGACTTTGACCTTAGTGATCTACAAGCAGAAGTAGCCTACCAACTTCAGAAGCCTTTGGTTCGCGTTCAAGGAATCGACTTCGACAGAGTAGAACCGACTTATAAAAAAGGCATCAAACGCATGGCTCCTGCCCTAGCTAAAAATGTTTTAGACGCCGTTGCGTATGAAGTAAGCGACGACCTTATCGATGCGCTGCGGCCCTTCATTCAAAAAGGAAACGAACGGCAACTAGCCAATGCGTTTTGGAATGCTCGTGTGCCGCACGACAACATGTGGTTGTGCTTCAATCTTCGAAAATACTTTGATGAATGCAAAACCGGTTACTTTTTGAGTTTGGAACTAGACGGCAAAGAATATCCAACAGGCGCAATGTATCTAGGCGTTCATATAGAAAAACAAGACAGCAATCTTTTAGCAACAAACTCCAAGACCAAATTCCCGCAATTTTTCCATCAATACAAATTTTACACGGCCAATAAATTTCCAAACGAAAGCCGACCGTTTATTCGACACATGCCGTTCACAGTAATCACTAACGCTTACACCGACGAATACAACACAGAAATCAACGTTACTGACCACAAAGAAACCAACGATTTACTTCGATCAATGGGCCTAAGAATGCTCCTTGGTAAATGCGGCATGAATAAACTGCAACACGAGCCGACAACACCAGACCTGAAAAATCTATCTAAAAATCTATCTGTAGTCCCTAACTCTATATCCAGCCCATCAATCATTACGATGGTAGACATGGTTAAAAATGACACCAGTGATTATTTAGAAAACATCACTGGAGCGCTCGCGCCAGTCATCGCATTGATCTCTGCACTTAACTACGACTGGGTAACCAAGGACCCAGAGCCACGGCCCCAGGGCGTGCGGAACATAACCAGTCGTATGCAGCCCCGTAACTCACACTTCAAGGTAGGTATATCCCTGCCGAAAGAGAAAGCCGGACGGCTGATCGGTAAACAACCCCTACGCACACGACTGTTTGGTAACCGCGAACACGAAGTTCGTGGGCACTGGCGTGTGTTGCGTGATGAAGGCGGGTTCGAGCGTAAACGGACATGGATTGCTGCTCACCATAGGGGTGACTCCAAACTGGGAGTCGTTACCAAAGAATACGTCCTTAAAAAAGCACAAGGAGCTAAGTAATGGCATTGGGGTAATCAGATTGGCTTGCGGTCACTAGAGTGCCGCTCCTTGCAGGCTTTGCCCACCTGTAGCCACAACGGGCCTTGGGTCTATAGCTCAGTGAGTAGAGCGGATCTCTAGGGATCAGGTCGGTGGTGCAAGTCCGCCTAGACCCACCATTTTCGGAGCGGGGTATTGTCTGTCGGGTGAGTAACTGCGTCCGACAAACCTCCGGCGCTAACCTAGTACGTGGCGTTTAAAAAGAAAGGATTGGATGAAGTGCGGCCCCGCGAGGTTGAAATACCTTTTATATCCGTGAATCCAATCGACAGTTACAGCCAAGGCAGAGCAGCGTTGCCAAGCTGTGGTTCCAACCGCGTTCCCGTCCGCGTGCCAAAGGCGGGACTTTTTAGGGGTATGGCCCATCAGTAATGAGGGGCCTCAACCAGATGCTCGGCGTAGGCAAACCTTACGGCCCTGCCCCGACCCACTAACAACAAGGAAAATTTATGGGAAAGTTTATGACAGACGAAGAAATAGAATACCACCGTAGTCAGGCTAAATTATTCGTTCCAAGTTACCCACACCCCTTTGATGACAGAGCATACCTGTCAAAAAAAGACTACAAACGTGCGCTGGACGAACTTCTAAGAAATGACAAATACGACGAAACTTTGTGGAACGCATTTCATGCAAGCGAAGACGATTCCTTTAATGGCTCTGCTGCAGACCTCAACAGGCTTCTAATAAATTCAATTTCCAACGCTTTTAAGTTAAGTAAGAAAGAGTTCCAAATCTGGGACGACGCCTTAGTTAACGCTCTTGGCTGGGGCACAGAATCGTTAACCATGACGTTCCTAAAAGCCCTCGAAGAACAAGAAACCGAAGACGAGGACGAAGACAGCTATGCCTAATCCAAAGCTTTTAGTGCTCGGTAAAGAAGAAGACTTCACACAAGACGAAGTCAAATGGCTGTCCGACATGATCTACGACAAGCTGCAAGATTTGGATTTCAAAGCCTCATCTTATTCCTTCCAGGTGCGCGTCGAGTGGCTACCTACAGAAGCTAAAAATGACCGAGCCTGAGTTTACGGACTTCTGGGATTGGCTCATGGCGTGCCCGGTGCAGTTCACCTTCGACAAGAACGACGAAAACCTGACCGGCGTCCGTGTGCGGTTCTATTTTGAAAACCAACCAGAGCAAACCAACACGCATGAGCTATGACGTAACGCTCGTGGTGTGCCACGAAGACGGAACTACGAACCATCTGTACTGGATGGCAGTAGACATGCAGCAAATCACATCGATCTGCGACGACTACGTTCGTTCAGATTTTAAAATTGTCTCTTTAAACATCACTCAAAACACAGAGGAAACAACATGCCCTTGTTAATGCCGACGGAAAAAATCATCCGCGAAGCCATTCGAGCAACGAAACACGAAATTGCAAACATGGCTGAGCGATGGGGGCCATTCCAAACGCCTTATCGAGAGCAAAAACGAGCGGAAGCCCGCTTACTCACACTCCAATCAAAACTACTAAAGGATATTAGTTATGACGGATTTTCTATCAGTGACTCCATCGGAGTTAACCAGCGAACTGGCAGTCATACTCCAAGGCAACAAGACCGCCGTGCAAGAAGGCAGGCACCGGATCGTAGCAAATATTATGGGTCCCTCGTCGGCTGGTAAATCAGCCATCGTTCGCCAAGTCGTGGATAGCCTTGGCATGAGGTTCTTTGACTTCCGTGCCAACCTCCACGAACCGGTTGACCTCCTCGGTTACCCGTACATGAAGAACAAAGACAACGATTCCATCGCTACCCGCACTGAGTACGCACCTTTCGACTGGCTACCCCTCGACGGCGAGAACAACGAGCACACGGTCATCCTAATGGACGAGGTGCCTAACGCTACGCCGGACATGCAGGCAGCACTGTATCAGCCTGTCTATGACTTTATGGTAGGCGGACATAAACTTAGTGACCATGTATCGATAGTCATGTGCGGTAATCGCCTGGAAGACCACGGCAATACCTTCGACATGCCGACCCCGCTAAAGCTTCGCGTAGCTACATATGTACTTGAAACTGAGATCGATGACTTCATTCGTTTCTGGTTCAGTATCAACGGCAACCCGACCATCGGTGCGTTCCTGCGCTTCCAACCTACATTCCTCAACAACATCGATCACGACGCATACACCAGCCCTTGCTCACGACAGTGGCACATACTGTCTGACCGCCTGCAGCTACCTACGCCCAATCGTTTCAAGACTGTTCAGGCACACGTTGGTCTAGCAGCAGCGCGTGCGTTCATCGCATTTGAGCGCGACATCGAGAACATCCCTGACATGGACGCCCTCATCGAGCACCCAATGCAAGCCCCTGTACCCGAGGGAGCCTTGCTCTACGCCGTCTGCAACGCGCTGGTTTCACGAGTTAGCGTCGCTAACTTCAAGAACATCGTGCGTTATGTAGACCGTATACCGAGCGAGATGCAGGTGATGGTCATACGCGACATTGTCAAAACACAAAAGCCACTGGCCCAACACGAAGCGTTCATGGACTGGATCAGCCGTAACGCCGAAGTTGGCAACATGCTCTAGGAGATCAACATGGCAGGAGTAAACCTCACAAACGAACTGCGACGACTCATAATAAAAAAAGCAGAAGAAACAATTCCTTTAGCTGACTATATAGGAAGCTCAACAACCATAGAAACCGCCGACTTTGATCGAATCTTTATCGACGAAGAAGTCTATGGGTTCTACACGGCCCACAAAGAAATGTGCGATGCGCTCGTCGCAAGCTTCAGTAAACCCACAACAAACAGGAATCACCATCTATGGGTCGAAATCCCAGATTCCTTAATCAACTTCACTTGCACTTCTTTCAAACAGTACTACAAATCTGACCGCTTCTGCGGTGCTCAACACTTTCGCGCAAACGCAAAAGACAAACACCCAAACTACTTTGTAGTTGGTGTTGAAGGCGACACACACTGTCCTGTCCCATCAACAACAGACAGCGGTATGCCATTACCCTCAGACTATGGAGTTAATTACGACAGTTCCAGAGCCAACTTCAGTGCAGAAAAACACCGCTCTTGTTCATGGGACGAAGCCCCCGACTCGGTCAAAGCAACCATAGGCGTATGGTTAAGTCGCTGCGCGGCGCAAGATAAACGCGAAGCAATCAAAGATGACATGAAGGCTCTGCTCAGTGAATGCAACACCGTAGGCCAGTTCCTCAAAATCTTCCCCGAAGGTCAGCACCTGCTGCCGCACGACATCATCCAGCGCCTGCACGCTAAGCCTAAACCCAAGCGCAAGACTGAAATCTCCTTCAACAGCGACCTGTCGCATGTGAAGCAATCAATCCTCATCGACAAAATTGGAGCCGCTTAATGCTGACAAATGACAACGCCATTGTGTGGTCACTCCACATACCCTGCTGGGACGGCAAACGCCACGACCCGTCCCTGTCCCGCGAGATCAACGCAAGTTACGACGCAGACAGAGATGCAGGGACCTACACCCGCAAGATCGTGCCCCCGGCCATGCTCAACCGAGTAAACCGTTCCAAGCAAAACCTGCGTGACAGTTTCAACGACTTCACGCATCCGTATGCAGCCAAAGGCTCTCGGGTATCGAGCAAAGCTCGCTACTTCGAAGTCAAAGCAGCCATCGAAAAGGGCAAGTTGGAATACCTACATGAAGTCGAGCACTTCATTCGAGAGTACACAGTTTGGTTAGCAAGCAACGGCCCACAAAATTTTATGAAAAATATGTACCAGCCCAACATCCACCCCGAGCCAAGCCAGCTACGCAAGCGGTTCGGTGTGGAATTCACTGTTGTGCCGTACACCGTAGCCCCAACCGGCGACAGTGAACTGGATACCACGCTCCAAGAAGAGTTCGACAAAGCTCAGCTTAAAGAAGACAGCGACTTGCGTGCCGACATATCCAATCGGATCTACAAAATCGTTTCCAACATCTACCAGCGGCTTATGTCGGACGGCAAGTTCCGTAAAGAGCCTTTCGAGAGCCTGATGGAGAAAGCTTCGCTAATTGAAACCTTAAATATATTTAACGACTCCCGCATCGACAGCATCGCCCGTGACGCCCGCTCCCTGGCAAATCTCGATCTCTCAGAGCTTCGCAAAGACGAGTTCCACAGAGCAGATGCAGCTAACGCGGCAAACAACATTCTCAAGAAACTCAACAACTTAAGGAACGTGCCTAGTGACACAACAAAAAATACAACAGGCCAAAACGGGCCTGAGCCTCAACCACCCTTGGTTCTCAATGGTGTTGTATCTCCTCAAGTTCCAACCATCTGACGCTGTTGGGACGCTCGCAACAAACGGTACGCACCTCTACTACGACGAAAAATTCGTCGAATCTCTAACAATCCTTGAACTCATCGGCGGCATCGCCCACGAGATCATGCACTGCATCTTCAACCACGTTGAGCTACCTACAGGCTACGACGACAAACTGTGGAATATCGCGTGCGATCTAGTAATCAACGCATTGCTACGTCAGTGGGGATTCATCCTGCCTGAAATAGCCATGTTCGAATTCCAAGGCGTACACGGCTCTGGCAAAAACGCAGTGCAGGTGTACCAAGAGTTACTGCAAAAAGTAGGCACTCAACCTCAACCACCACGTCAACCCGGCAACCCGGATGAGGGTTACCCAACCCCAGGCGATAACGAGGAGCCAAAAAACAGCGACGACATCATCCCCGTCGGCATCGACGACAAAGGTAATCCAATCGACGACTACCGCACTCGCGAAGAAATCACAGAAGATTGGAAGATGGCTGTCGCATCAGCCACTGAAGAAGCCAAGAAGATCGGCGCTATGCCAGGAGGCTTAGAAGAACTTGTACAAACTCTGCTTGAACCTAAAGTTAACTGGGTTGCAGCCATGCGCAACTGGTTCATTAAAGACAACACCAAACGTAACTGGAACGTGTTCCAGAAACGCTGGTTCGGTAACGAAGTCTACCTACCAAAGAAACGCAACAAAAAACTCAGCAACGGTATCTTCGTTATGGACAGTTCTGGTTCTATGACCACAGACCAACTCGAAGAATGTGGATCAGAAATGAGTGCCGTCCTGCGTGAGCTACGACCTGACTCCGTGCTGTTCCTAGACGCTGACACCCGTGTCCGCAGCGAACGAACCTACACCCAAAAAGATCTACCTATAAATGAACTAAAAGTTCATGGACGTGGCGGCACCAACTTCCGCCATACGTTCCAGTACATCGAAGAACTCGATTGCCAACCAGGGTGGCTGGTGTACTTCACTGACCTCGACGTTGGTGCAAGCTCATTCGAATTCCAACCTAATTACCCCGTCTTGTGGGTCTGTAATGACCGCACTAAAACCGCCCCTTGGGGCAAGGTAGTTTATATATGACATTGCAAAACATCGGAGACAACTGCACCGATTGTGGACGCAGTACTGCGTTTGGCAGTGGGTTATTCGTCAACAGAATCCCAAAGTACACAGAAACTCAAGAAGGTTATCTGTGCTCTGAATGCCAAATGATTGACTGCGACATGTGCGGCGAAAAATGCCTTGAGTACGAAATTATAGGCAAAGACGTAGTCTGCGACGGATGTTCAAAATACTGCGATCACGAACTCAATTTTTTGATTGAAAGGAAAATCAAATTGAAACGAAAAGGAAAAATATGACAACAAACTACGACACCACAGCCGTAGAACGGCTCACCTCTCACGACATCAACGTAGCAATGAAAGCTATGGCTGATGACATGGAACCCCTGTGTGATTTCTTGAATCTTGCAGAAACACTAAAACAATCTGATACCGAACGACCCATAAAGCTCGATGACAAAGTAGTAAACGCCGTTGTGGACCTCGTTAACGAGCGGTACGACGAACTCACCAAGGTATTTGCAGCTTTACAAGGTGCTCATCTTGAACTCAGCGCCAACGAGAGTTAGTGTTCCTAACTCGGGGGGATACGATGCAAATGTTCTTCACTGACGACGACGGCTCGGTCATTGAATACACCCTAGCTACCGATCCCCCCGAAGCCATGTACTGGACGACTTACAAACTCAAGAAGTCCGACATCAAGATCCTGTCCAAAGCTGACAGATCCGAGGCTGCGCTATACCGCGAAAAAATACTGGACTCCATTCTACAGGGAGAGAAAGAGACAGATGAATATGACCCCAACAAGTCCTCAGTTAGCTTATGAAAACGTAGTAACACTGGACTTCGAAACCTACTTCGACAAAGACGTATCACTTACCAAGCTCAACACCCAAGAATATGTAGCTCACGAGCTATTCAAAGTCTGGGGCGTTGGCATCAAAACAAACGACAACGACACAGAATGGTATGGAGAAGACGAGGCCGAAGCCGCGCTCAACGACATCGACTGGGACAAAACCATACTGGTGTGCCACAACACGTTGTTTGACGGCTATGTACTGGCAGAAATCTACGATCTACATCCATACAAGTATTGCGACACTGCAGCTATGGCTCGCGGCATTGAACCGCACAAATCGGCTTCTCTCAAAGACGTAGCTGAGCGCACATTCCCAGACGATGAATCAATGCGAAAGGGCGAAGAACTCATCGACGCCAAAGGCATCTACGATCTTCCATACGAGCTAGAACTGACCATTGGGGACTATTGTATCCAAGACGTAGACCTGACCTATGCAATCTTCCAAGAACTCGCGCATCAATACCCAATCAGTGAACTAGAAATCATAGACCTGACTACTCGTATGTTCTGTCAGCCCAAACTTGTGCTCGACGAAGATATGGTGCGTACATCACACGACGAAGCTCAATTAAAAACTGCGGAAATGATTGAAGCATCTGGTCTGACCAGAGCCGACCTTGCCAGCAGACAAAAATTTGCAGCCCACTTAGAAAGTATCGGTATCGTCCCGCCGACCAAACGCAGCGCCACCACTGGATTGCAGATCCCTGCGTTCGGCCAGAACGATGCTGGTTGGAAACAGATGGTTAAAATGTACCCGCAGCATCAAAACCTGTGGGATGCACGACGAGCAGTAAGCAGCCGTATAGAAGAAACACGCGCCGCTCGTTTGCTGCAAAGCACCAATAAATCAGGACAAATGCCAGTCCCGTTGCGGTACTACAACGCACACACCGGTAGGTTTGCGGGTACGGAAAAAATCAACCTGCAAAACCTGCCACGAGGCTCTGACCTACGCAAATGCTTAACGGCCCCAGCAGATAACTATGTGTACGTTGCTGACTTAAACGCTATCGAAGCAAGGATGCTCGCCTGGCTAGCAGGTGAACATAAACTTTTGGATGCTTTCGCTGCAAATGAAGATGTCTATTGCAACTTCGCCTCGATGATCTACGGCACAGAAATTACCAAAGCAAATTACACAGAACGGTTTCTAGGTAAAACTGCAGTGTTGGGCCTTGGCTACGGCATGGGCAAAGACCGATTTGCTGATACGTTGAGCACAAACAACATTCAGTACGACGACAACCTACCTCAAAAGGTTATCAACCTTTACCGATTTACCTACGCAATGATCCCTGCCTACTGGTCAATTGCAAAAGCCATGTTGTTCGCCATGTTAGATCCCAGTCAACATGGAAACAGATTCGGACCAATAACCGTTGACCATCACAAGCTCCTGCTACCAAACGGCATGTACTTGTCATACCCCGATCTGCAGTTCAACGAACACACGCACGAATTTACGTTCCAAGGAAAAAACAAAACAACCCGCATCTACGGCGGAATGCTCACTGAAAACATCACTCAAGCACTCAGCCGCATCGTAATTACTGACGCAATGCTGCGACTACAAGATCGATTAAAGCCCCTCGCCGGTACGGTAGTACACACGGTACATGATGAAATCCTCATCGTAGCCCCCCGCGACAAACCCGACGAAATGATGGATATCCTCATCGAAGAAATGTGCATCGCACCGGCTTGGGCACCCGATATACCACTTCTTGCAGAGGGGGAGTACGGACCTCGCTATGGCAAATAAAACAAAAGTTACATTCTTAGAAGCAAGCAACAGCTTACCTCTCTCAAAATACTTCGGATTGACAAGCACAAGGTCTTATCCATACGTCAAAGACGTAACGTCACATGAAAAAACTGTGGAAAAAACCAATGAAGGTTTAGCAAAGTTCGCAGATTTACTGCAAACCCACGCGAATCTGGGTCATTGCTTACTCAAAGGCAACCTCAAAAGGCCCCTGGTCAACGAATCCAGAGCAGGACTTACCGACAAAAGAGCAGATACCGACTTCCTTATCATCGATCTCGACGGCATCGACCTACCTAACACTCACTTACCGCGAAGGCTCGATGGCCCAGAGTTAGTAAAACTAACCAACGGCTTCATAGATTTACTACCTAAAGAACTTTCCACTGTAAGTTACGTCGTGCAGGGCAGTGCCTCGATGGGCATGAAAGGCAATCTCAGCAGCCTGCACATTTATATGTTCTTGGAAGTACCGATCCCTGCCAAAGCAATCAAGCTCTGGCTCAAGAACTTAAACCTAACGACGCCTGACGTAGCCTCTCAAATCACGCTCAGTGCAAACGGACAAAGCCTTAGCTGGCCGGTTGATCTTTCTATCGCTGACAGCACACACACTTGCTTCATTGCACCTCCGGTGTTTGAAGACAAACAACTCGATCCTTTTCTCAAAGCATCTGACAGAACAGTCTTAGTTAGAAAGAAGAATCCGACCATAGATCTTGTCCCCTTAGCTATGGGCCTCAATCCCGAGATCATCACCGAAAAAGAAATAGTCATTAAAAACAAACTCCGCATAGCGGCTGGACTTAAAAAGAAATCTACATCCATCAAACAGATGCCCGTGCGTCAGCAGATCTACGAAGTGCTTATGAACCCTGACCGAATGCACATCTCAGTCTACAACGACCAAAACTATCCCTTTGTGCATTGCGACGTAAACGGCGGCGACAGTCATGCGTACTACTTCTTCGCAGACGCGCCCATGTATATGTACAACTTCAAGGGAGAACCAATCTGGGAAATCGCCAAAGCGGACCCTGAGTTTTATTCCCAGATCCCTGATCTTGTTAACCAGAACAAAGGCAAAAGACCACTGGCTCCTATTGCGCTGCGGGATTTCACAACGGGAACCTACTACAACGGACTCTATGACAGTGACCTGGAGCAGTTCGATGACAGCTTCCCACTGACACCCACTAAAAAAGATGACATCTCAGGTTTCTATCAAACGCAAAACTTCCCAGTGCCGTCGTTTGTACAAGACGCCAAGGTCGTATTCGATCCAGAACACACGGGCAAAAACGTCAACCTTGACGAAAAACCGATGGCCTACATCAACATGTACCGCAAAACAAAGTACATGTTCAACGCCATCGAGCCTGCAGCAGCACTGAGCTACACATCGGCACACGATCTCAAAAGCACCTGCCCGAACATTTATAAGATTATCTTCCACATGCTCGGCAGCGGTGAACAAGAGTTCTCTCACTTCCTTAACTGGCTGGCGTTCATCTACCAAAACAAACGTAAGTCAGAAACGTGCTGGGTATTGAGCGGCATACAAGGCACCGGAAAAGGCGTGTTCGCCAATCGAATCTTGAACCCATTGTTCGGCCCAGAACACGCGCCTATGAAGTCGCTCGAAAACATAGAAGAACAATTCAACGTGTACTTGCGACATGCGTTGTTTCTTGTGGTCGATGAGTTCCGTATGTCCGACAGCCGTGGACCTATACGCATGGCCGACAAACTAAAGAACTCAATCACAGAACCGTATCTCACGATCCGTGCGATGCGAGCCAACCAATTGGTTGAAAAAAGCTATGTGAATTATCTGTTCTTCACCAACAGACACGACTCCATTCAAGTTGAGCCTAATGACCGTCGATACAACATCGCACCTCGCCAAGAACAAACGCTACGGGCGACGTACCCCGAGGTAATCAAGGTGCTAGAAACCAAAGGATTAGATAGAGAGATCTATCACTTAGCAGGTGCGCTATCGACGTTCGAAGTCAGCGAGACACAAATCCGGTTGCCGTTACACAACATTGCAAAAGAAGTTATGCAAAAGGTAACGATGTCTGTATTCGACGAGTTCATCGACAGCATCAAGACTGGCTCGATTGGATCGTTTACTGATCTGCTGGACATGTCGCTAAGCAACACGATGCAAGCGGGTGAGATCACATCAGCACAACGCTACGTCAAGTTCTGGATGTCCGAAGCATTCAACCGAGTGCCATACACCGTTGTACCTATAGAGCAACTGAGGATGGTTTATCACATCCTTACTGAACAAACGCCGCGACTATCGCTAAAGCAGTTCACTAAAAACCTGAACAGGCACGGCCTTACCAAAGTGCGTAAACGGCCACACAAAGCTAAGAACAGCAACCCAGCTACCGGCATAGAGATCCAATGGCGATTTGCCTCGGAAGCTGAAACCGAATCGCTCATCGATCAGTACTTCGATGACAAAGACCAGAAGTTACTCAGCGCATGAAATACAAAGGTTCAACAACGCCGCAAGGCCAAAAGCCAATGCTCAAAGATTTTGACGTAGGCCCAGTCAGTGCGTGGTCGTACTCGGCTCTCAAAGTATTCGAAGAGTGCCCGTATCGTACCTACATTGCCCGCGTCAAAAGAATCAAAGAACCAAGTGGTCCTGCTGCGGAACGTGGTACTGAGATTCACCTGCAAGCAGAGCAATACATCAAAGGCGAACTAGCCGAGATGCCTATCACGCTCAAGAAATTCGAAGATGAATTTGAGCAACTGCGCGATCTGTACGCTAATGCACAGTGCGAAGTAGAAGGCGAGTGGGGCTTCACCAAAGACTGGCAACCCACGGGATGGATGGTTCCCGATACTTGGGCACGCATCAAACTAGATGCCTGTGTGTTTGAAGATAGTACTTCGATGCGCGTGATCGACTTCAAAACCGGTAAACGATTCGGTAACGAAATCAGCCACGGGCAACAAGCCTTGATCTACGCAATCGCAGCGTTCGTTCGGTATCCAGAAACGCAGTTCATCAAAACTGAATTGTGGTATCTCGATAAAAGTGAAACAGCAGTTCGGTCTTACAGCCGCGACGAAGCACTCATGTTCCTACCTCGGTGGCATGAACGCGCTGTAGTAATGACAACCTGTACTGAATTCATACCAACCCCTAGTAAAAGTGCGTGTCGATGGTGCTCCTACAAGCAAGGAGATCAACCAGAGTGCGCTTATGGAGTTTAACCATGCCGATTTTCTTAACCGCGCTACTGTTAGTAACACTAATCAGTATGTGCCTTTCTTTGTTTGCTATGGCGTTTGAAGCAGCACTTGTCTGCATCGCCGTTGGCATCATCAGTTTCTTAACCTGGAGAATAAAACGTGACACTACTGACCGTTCTACAAGTGATTGAGCTTCTCTTAGAAATAGCCACCGTAAGCTACCTAACGTACATCGCCTGGCAGATGCGCCGGGGCAACTACGTTGGCTCGTATGCAATGCGTAAGTTTGCGCGTGGTGTTAAGTAATGGCATTTAAAAGAAAAAGTTTTACACCCCTCGATATCGCACAAGCAGAAGTGCTCGATCTCATTGCGTTTCACGTTGAAATGGGCGAGGCGGGTCAGCCACGCTATGGACCTGAATCAAAAGAGTTCACTGAAATAAAACGTCAAGAATTGACAACTATTCACAACAACCTTGCAGATCAATGGGGCTGGAAACGCTTAGGTGAGGAGGATTAATGGATAAGTGGCTCATCATCTGGCACGAAGACGAGTGCGAACAAAGCTATTTCTTTTTACAAGCCGCCAGAGACGCATCAACCAAAGACCTTCAACAATTAGCGGACGATGAAATTCTCAAAATACTAACCGACGCTGAAAACGTAATTGACTACTACGTTGATTTCATCATCAACATGACTGCTGAGTGTGAAGAAGGCAAAGAACATAGCTTCATGGGTTTTAGTGAAAGCGACGTAGCAGCAATGCGTCCTGATCTCAGCGAAGATCAGTGCTATGAAATTCTCGCCATCGCAGAACAACGCTACGACGCAAGCTTAGGCGTTACTTGGGACACGTTAGAAATATATGCAGACCAAGAGTTCGGACCTGCAACAAAGGAGGCTTAATGGACCCACTATTTATCGGCATCATCGGTGCCGCTGGCTTACTGTTCTTATCATTCAAACTCGGCGTCAGGAGAGTCATCAACTACGACATCTTCTTCGACGTACTCATCACCGGCATCTTAATGTTCTCTCTCGCAGGTACTGTCAGCGGTATGACCGGTGCCTTGATCGGTGGCCTCATCGTGTCAGCAATCCTGTACACCATGAAGCGGACCATGATCCGTGAGCAACTAACCGTTGTGCAAGAACCCACGACCATCCACAACGAAACTATCAACGTACCTAAACTTAAGTGGGTAAGGGTGCGACCAGACGGGACAAAACTGTAATGCCTACAGAAAAGAAACGCGGCCCCGGTAGACCGCGAAAAGAAGAAACATACCGATTCCATGTGGCAATTACCCGTGAGCTTAATGACAGATGGAACAATGCAAAAGCTCAGTACGAAACCTCAGTGCCATACGAACTAACTAACAACCAATTCATGGCAGTGTTACTCAACAGATTGGAAGACAGTCTTCCAGAACAGCGACATCCAAGCATGACCACAAAAATAAAACTAAAAAAAGGGGTAACCAATGCTTGATCGAGCAGATGAAGACCGCCACAACCCACGAGCACCGTGGAACCAACCTGATGCAGAGCTTAAAAAATACGAAGTTACTGTGCAGCTAAGCCGAGAAATTACGCAAGTAGTTGTTGCTACCAATCAAGAAGAGGCTATGGAAAACGCAGAAACAATTTGTTCTGAACAGGACTTAGGGCTTGAACCAGAAGCTTTATGGGCCGAAGAAGTTTAGACTACGTCTTTAGGAGTTAGTAATGCTAAACCCTTTCAAACATCAACAAGTAACAACGCAGTTCATACTTGACCAGCCGCGATGTCTCAACACTAGCGACCCAGGTACAGGTAAAACTCGCAGTGTGCTCGATGCTTTTGACAAGCTAAATACGTTGCACAAAAAGCTATTGGTCATAGCACCGCTGTCCATACTCGAAGCAAGTTGGGGCGATGACATCAAAAAGTTCACGCCGCATCTGACTTACGCATTCAGCTATGCAAAGAATCGGCACGAAGCATTTACTGCAGACGTAGACATCGTGATCACTAACCACGACGCAGTGAAGTGGCTCGTTAAAAACCAACACTTCCTTAAAGACTTTACAATGGTTTGCATCGACGAGTTCACAGCGTTCAAGAACAAAGACTCGCAACGTAGCAAAGCAGCACTGCGAATCATGCACAACTTCGAGCGCCGCGTTGCTATGTCAGGCACACCCAACGCTAACTCCATTGTCGATATCTGGCATCCAACCCTGATGATCGACGACGGACAGCGACTCGGTACTCGGTTCTACGGTTTCCGAGAGCAAGTATGTACCTCTCAGTACAACGGCTTCGGCAACGTATGGACCGACAAAGATGATGCTGAGCTAACCGTCGCTGCTGCATTAGGCGACATCAACATCCGATACGAGCTTGAAGAGTGTTTGGATATGCCTGAACACTCAACCAGCTTCCGCTATGTGACTTTGCCAAAGAAAGTTATGGCTCAGTATCAAACGTTGATGAATGACTCCGTACTGTATACCGGCGCTGGAACAATCAATGCAATCAACGCTGGTGTACTCGTGCGCAAACTGCTGCAGCTATGCACCGGTAGCATCTATGACAGCAACGGCGAAGCGCAAAACCTACACAAAGGTCGCTATGAACTGGTCATGGATCTGGTTAACGAACGTGCTCATAGCGTAGTTGCGTTCAACTGGCGGCACGAACGCGATCAACTTGTGCAACTCGCAGACGCACAGAAAGTTAGCTACGAAGTTATCGACGGCGATACCCCGGCAGAGAAACGTACTGACATCGTTCAGCGGTTTCAAGCTGGTCAGATCAAGGTTCTGTTCTGCCATCCGCAGTCAGCAGGCCACGGTCTAACGCTAACCAAAGCCAACACAACCATCTGGTGCTCGCCAACGTACAACGCTGAGCATTTCCAGCAATTCAACAGACGCATCTACCGTGCCGGTCAAACACAAAAGACCGAAACGATCCTGATCGCAGCTAAAGAAACATGGGAAACAGATGTGTACCAGAAGCTCGAATCCAAACTTAACAGAATGGAAGAGCTTCTTACCGTACTACTCAAAATTAGGAAAGCAGCATGACATTCGCAACAAAAAAAGATCGACGCATCGAAATTAAAACCGAGCTATCGCAGTTAGCAGCAAGAGAAAAAGAACTGCGACAAGAACTTGAGCCTTTAGATGCACAGATTCTGGAAGACATGAGAGAGCTTGGTGTAGAGAGCATAAAGGTTAACGGCCACACGTTGACCATCAACACTGCAATACACCCGACTCTGACCAGCAAGGAAGAGGCTATGCCTTACATTGCTGAACACAAATTGTGGGAAATGATTCCCGCAAAGATCAACGGTAAGGCGTTCGTAGAACACCTTGAAACCGGTGGATCTATACCCGGCGTTTCTTCGTATGAGAAGACAACGCTTTCCGTCCGCAAACTACCATAAGAGATATATACCTATGGATAAAAACAAAACCCCAGCCGTCTTCGGTTCAACTGATTTGCCAGCGCACCTGAAGAAAAGTGCTGGACTCGGTAACGAAAACATTTCAGCCGATACCTTAGCTACACCAACGCTCAAGCAGGTTCAAAGCGTTAACGTGAACACCTTTGCTCCTGGCACCCAAGCAGGTGATTGGGTTGCTATGCCCTCAGAACAAAACTTTGGTCAAACGGTTTACGTTGTTCCAATCAAGTTCGTAGAAGAGTGGATCATCTGGCCTGAAGAGCAAGGCAATAATCCGCCTTTAGCTACGCATTACAGTGAAGCTGACGCCAATGCGGATCTTGAGTTCCAACTAGGGCAGAAAAACGCCGCCTACAATGGCGCTAGGATTGTGTATACACATACACACATGTTCCTGACGATGGACCCTGAGACTGGCGAGCTAAGCGACATTCCTGTGATGTCTTCTATGTCTGCTTCAAAGTTGTCGCTCTCAAAATCTTTGAACACACAGATCGTGTCCCGTCCGGGTGACCGTTTCAGTGCCGTTTGGAAGATAACTTCGTCGCTTAAGAAGACTGACAAATTTGCATACCACGTTGCCGATGTCGAATTCCAAGCGTACTTGAACGAGCCTGAGTACAACGCTGCCAAGCAGGTGTATACCAACAATACGCCCCCAGCTATAGCCGCGTAACTTAGTAACACTAACGCCCCCTCGCAATGAGGGGGTAGTTGGTTACATTGAACGAGCACAGCTTTGTAAAAGCTATACACAGGTTGCTCCCGAAAGAAGTTTACCGATGGAAGATCCACGATAAATTTACGGGCGGCGTACCCGACGCTTACTACGAAGGGCCAGCAGGCTCGCTGTGGATCGAATACAAATACCTGAAAACACTGCCAAAAAAGGGGGAAACCGCGCTGCGTATAGAGTTATCGCAGTTGCAGAACGAGTGGCTGAACCGGGCAAACGACAACAAGATCGACGCCTGGGTCGTAATTGGCAGCGAGAAAAAATGTTTAGTGTTGCGAAACAAAGACTGGACATTACCAATCAGTACTAATTACTATCAATCGTATAGCGTTACTAACAAGGATTTAGTAGCTCTAATCAGTAGTAAAACTCTAAAACGGAAACCTAAGAATGAAAGCACAACCCAAAAAAACACTGGGCAATCCTGCAGTACTGCAAGAAAACCTCCTCAAAGTGTGGAAGCGCCGAAGCGCAGAAGAAGGGATGAACCAAAAAGAAGCAGCAGAACTCTTAGGATGGACTAGAGGCGCATTGTGCCAATACTTAAACGGCCACACCAAAATAAGCGCTGAAGTCCTGATTAAACTAGCTAACTTCTTTGAAGTTGATCCAAGAGAACTAGACCCAGCTATCGAACAGTTCCTACCAAAGATCAATAAATTGCCCGTAATTCACGAATCTAATAACCCAGAACTAATTAAAGACCAGTCAATGACCTCAGTAGGGTCAGCCGCTATGAAAGAAATGGGAGGATGTGTTATCCGCGTAACCCACCCGCTTTCATGGAAAACCGACTCAGGGTGGAACACTGTTGTTGACGGATTCCTGATTTGTTTGAAAAGACCAAACCGTTCTTTGGTTGATGACGACTCGTTATGGGTTGTTCTCAAAAAAGACGAGACCGCATTCCAAGTCTTCCGCCAAACTGCAATGCCTCTTGCAAATCAAATAGCCAAAAAATTCCTGTTAAGGAGTGTCAAATGGGTCGAGTAATAAAAAATGACAGTTGGGAAAAAACAAACAAGCTAAGGCAAATGAACAAGTTCTTTGTTGCCTGCGACCAAGAACACAGAGATACAGATTTCAACGCTTATGAATACATGCTTGTCGGTAAAAGTCCTCTTAAACCCAACCAAGAAACACGCATCAACATATGCTGGAGCAAGCTCTGGGAATTTGAAGACAGAATCCCGTGGCACTGCAATTCTTTAGGCGCAAGGCTTCCTTTGTGGCTTTTCGAAAAGAATGACATTGATCTGTATTGCAACGTGTTGACGGCTACCACAATAGCTAAACCTGTAAAAAGCGAGTTTGTAAGATCAAGCAAAATTTGTACTTACACGCTTCACGAATCCTTAGACAAGCAGCTTGTCTTAGGATATCGCTTTTATGAAAACGCAATGTATTTCCCAACACCACCGGCACTAGCAAACACGCTTGTCGAGTGGGCGATTGAAAACAAAAGGTTTATTAGATACACAGAAAAAAGTCGCAAAGGACCGCTGAAACAAAACAATAAAAACAACGTTATATCAATACAAACAAACATAAGTTAGTATTGCTATACACAAATAAGGCTGCTCCGCATGCTTGATATTCTAAGAGAAAGGTACGATGACATCTTAACAGTCACTGAGGTATCAGAACTGTTGAGGATCACGCCACAGACAGTATATGCGCATCTTGCAAGAGGCGACTTTCCAATCCCGCATGGAAACGTAGGTAAAAGGTATTTGTTTACTATCACTGACGTAGCAAATTTTTTGACCAAAGGCCGAGAACTCAATCTTCAAACCAAAGAAGACCCGAACGGGTTATCGGTGGACTAGGTTCTCAGGCTTGAGATTGGTGTATCGCTTTAGCTGCGACCAATCTCTATGTCCTGACACTGCAGCTACCTCTGGTATATCCCAGTTCTTTTCAAACAAACGACTAATTGCTTCATGCCTAAAGTCGTGGAATCTCAACCTATCGTCTTTTGTCGACACTAACGGAAGGTAAGCTTTTCTAAATTTACTCCACTTATCAGAGACAGAAGCCGCTAATTTAGGCGCGTTGTTAATAGCTGACTCTTGGTTAGAGGCTTTATATTCGCGTAGGAGCACCTCTCTCGTCGGGCCAAACATAGGAATTACCATGTCACGGCCCTCATCTGTGTCCTTGTCTTTGCGATTACGAACCAAGATTAAATCCTTTGTGAAATCCAACTCATCTTTCCTAAGCGCATGAATCTCTCCTTGTCGCATAGCAGAATCCAAAGCAACAAAACAATAAGACCGCAAATACCCATCCGTGTGCTGATCTATCAACGCCAACTCTTGGTCTGTCGGTCTGCGATCACGTTCATTACTAGCGCCGGTTAGCTTTTCTTCTTTCAACAAATCAGAAGCTTCAATAAATGGATTTATTCGTAGAGGAATATCCTGTACTTTCTTCGCCCGCCTAACTGCTTTCGCGCAGTAACTTAGGTATTGCGTAGCAGTGCTTGCTGCCAGGTCTTGCCGGAGAGCCGTAGCATACAAAACAACATTTTCAACTGTGAGTTTATCTAATGTCAGATGCCCAATCTCACGCTGCATCCTCCTCATGCCAGCAAGCTTTGACTTGCCAAAAGCTTTTTTCGATTGAGCTTGATCGATAGACCATTGAAGTATGGTGTGCAGATCGATGGTTTTCTGTTTATTAACATCGATCCATGTGCCGTCGTTGATCTGCGTTTCTACGTCTTTAGCCCAAAACTTTGCCTTCGTTTTGGTATCAAATGTTTTGACTACTCGTATGCCTTTCAGACGCACGATAGCCTGAAAACTGCCGCTTTGAGGTCTTACTGATGCCATCGTTTGTACTCCCTGTGTACTTAGCACAAAAAGTACAACGCACAACGTAGGTAAAACAAGGGCTTGCGGGCATAAAAAATAGTGGCGGAGAGAGAGGGATTCGAACCGTTAAAATCCTAAGTAGTTGTATTTACTACTGTTTGTTTATATCTAGCCCTTATACGACGGGCCTCTAAGCTGTTGATTTATATAGTTGTGCCTGATTGGTACGAATTGTTTTGTACTCTGGAGTACACTAGTCCCAAAATTTTGTATTAGCAGGCACGGTCTGCGGGATGCAGTATGAAGTCACGTTCGTTTGCATCTGGTATCGGTTGTTAACTTTAGCCTTACCTGTGCTTATGTAATATGCAAAGGTATTACATCTCGTGATATCCCGGTAGTACCACTTCTGAGGCAACGGTTCGCCTTCTACAATCACAACAAGAAGGAATGCCATGACGGTGTTCATCCATACACCCGCATTATGATTGCAAAACCCCCGGCAATTATGACTCCACCTATAATTAGAGTAGTGCCTCCCACAAGGATTTGGTTTATCAGATGCTGTCGGGCTTTCGCCTTGCGAGCAATCATTCTCAAGTGTTCTTGTCGGTCAAGGTCTTGCTGTTTTTTTGCGGCCTTGAAATCATCGAGGAGCTTCGGGTCTGCCACGAGGAGCAAATCGTGGACTGACTGCCAATGGCGTTCGTATTGGCGTTTAATCATTTGCAACTTGAGAATCTCGTTCTGAGTAAGTGGCTTGAAGGTGCTCTGACGACGTTGCGCCTCGAAGTCAGTAATGCCTTCTCCGAAGTCACTAATCATCCCCATGACTTGGTGGACGCCTTGCCCAGTCTCGTTGCATTGAGCTATCAGCCCATTCAAAGCCGAGAGAGTGGCTGTGGCCGCTGCGATTGATTCAATCACCATGGCTTATGAATTTTTTGGCGCACCGTCTTTCACGGCTTTTATGTGATTGTAGAAAGTCCCTGTCTGGTCGAGCGCACCGTTATTGATGTCGTGCCAGAGCATGTCGAGTTGCTCTTCAAGATTGCCGTATCCCGCAGCGCGGACTTGTTCCCACGTCAATGCAGGGTCACCAGAAATACTGCCGACCACGGTTTGCGAAGACTCATCGAAAACAAACTGGCGCGTCTGTGTCCGTGGATTAACGATCTCTGGCCCTTCATCGACGGGATACCAGTTGTCGCCGTCTCCACTTATTCCCTGCGGCCCAAATAGGATCTTGTTGTTGTCGTGATCCCACTTCACAAACTGCTGCATCACCGCGCCCCCAATATGAAACCGGAAACTTCGTAAATGTTATCGACGGTAGTTGAAGTGTCATTGTAAAAAATGCCAGAGCTGCCTGTGCGCGTGACCTCTAGTTTCAGATTAACGACTGACGTTGTTGCAGTAGAGAGCGAACCGCTGACGGCAAACTGCGCATATAGATTGGTGTTTGCTTTAAATCTAGTTTCACCGACAAGTTGGTACGAGCCTGAACCAAGCTGCATGTACAATTTGAACGAGTAGGTCTTAGCGTTTGTCGAGTCGTACCATCCGGTCACGGAGGCAAACGGCTTATGACCCACGGTTAGGTGAGTCGTTGCGGGAAGTTGTTCGGTTAGGACTACTACAGTTCCGCCACCGGAAGCAGCATTGCCGCGAAAAGGAACTGGAGTTGTAGATCTGAAGGGGATCAGCTTGTTTACGTCGCCTGTCAGTCTATTGGCGTAAACCGTTGTACCAGACATGATCGTAGCGCTGATACTGTTACCCGTCAGGGTGTTCACATTTACTGCACCGATCTGGAGTGTTGGTACACCACCAACAACGCTAGACGTGAGCGACGAGTTATCGATGTTTAATTTAGACGCATCGATTGAATTCGTTTGTATCCGGCCAGACGAAATAAATCCTGAACTGATTTTGTCTGCAGCTAATTCCTTTATTTGCGCGTTTTGAATCTGCGCCTCACCGATAAACGTCCGTTTCATGTACACGCCAGCAGGCACAGTCTCGCCATTAAGCGTTCCACTACCGTCGTGATATATAAACGGTACTGTGTCTGCTGTAGGACTTGTTGTTCCTAGTCCGTTGCCGGTGCTTGCGGGGTCTACAATTGCAAAGGTATCCGCCCTTACAATAAATGCGCTAGTCGGGCCAGCAGTCGTTGTAGTACTCGATAGTCCAAACCCAGAAACGTGTCCGTTGTTATCGATCTTGACGCTGTACTGAGCACTCAATCCATTAATGCTGGTGGCTTGTGTTGAAATTGACGTAGTGTGACCGGCTACCGTCGAATTTAACGATGTGACAGTACTAGCTTGGGCTGCAATTGTTACGCCTTGGGCGTTTTGTGCAGTTTCTATTGCTGTAATACTGCTAGCTGTATTAGCTGGTAGGTTACCGATGGGCGTTGCCAGACTCGTCGCTAACTGCGACGACGTTATCGCTCCCGAAAGCACACCCAGCATGTGGTTTACGTCGGTAGCTGTAGTCGCCGCTGTTCCTGATGCCGAGTTAAACGGCCCAAATATATTGTCTGTGTTTACATGCCGTACCCAGTAATAACGAGTAACGCCAGATCCAACAGGATCGACAAAAACGCGGCCTGCCTGAACACCAACAAGCTGCGCATCCCCAACGCTATCAGAATCGTGTCGCCAAACTTCCGTAAAAGAATGATTTGCGTAACTGGGATAATCCCAATTTAAAATAACCTGACTAAACGCGCCAACAGCCGTAAATCCAGTTGGGGCTGGAGGTACAGCAAGATCTTGCAACGCCTGACTTGGCGGAACAAACCCCGTATTACCGCTTGTATTCGGATCAAACGGATTAGACAGCAAATCTTTAGCCAAACCGCTGTCGATAAGTTCCCTAAGAGTTACGGCCCTGTCGCGTTGATCGCCTCGTCGCCCCAGCCGTATTTCAATTGTTTCGGTTAGCTGCTCCAAATAACGGCGAAGCTCAGGAGAAACTCCAGCAGGAACCGTTAGTACGGAAGGGACTTTTGTAGGGTTATTTGTTCTGACTGTCATAGCCCACGGATCTCATCCATAGACTGAGCCAAACAAACCTCGTTTATTGAAACCGCGCCGCTTACTTCAACTTCCCACTCAAGACCAACAGTAGGAGGCAACCGCATTATCGGTTCTTGGAGGCTTCCATTCGATATACCAGAGGGCGTCGTAGTGGTTTGCGTGTAAACGTTCGCTGAGTAACTTACTGTGTAATAGGCTATTAACACGCCGTCCGCCCAAACCCTCACGGAAACTGGATAAGACGAAGCATGTACTGAAACCCAAGCCATGCTAATTGGACTAGGAGCTACGAACTTCTTTGACTTCCAAACCAAAGAATTTGAAGAGCTACCGCCCTGATACTTCTTAACTGTGTTGGCTTCAATAACGTATAGCTGCCCATCCTTCGGGTCCATGTACCCGCCGCGAACTTCTGCACTAACCGTCAACGTAGACAAAGCCGCCTCGTCAGCGCGTGGGTCATACACCCATCCGCCCAACGTGCCACTGTCGTTGTAAAACGCTACATAAGTATCTTCATGCCGGAATGCTCGAATCAAAGCCGGTTTAAAATCAGCGTTCCATTGCTTAGCCGAAATCAAACCCCTTGTGACAACCTGACCGCTAGTGTTGCTAACTGCAACAAGCCCGTCAGGAGCGGCATAAAGCACAAACTGCCCCATATCCACAACGCTGTTCGTATTTACACAGGCTTGCGCGAGATCAACCTGGATAGGTGTCATGGCCGAAGGATCAGTGCCCGTTATAAAGTAAGGCGTACCTTCAGTAAGCGCCACGACACCATTGCCGGTAGCAGCTATCGCTTTAATGTCTTCTTCTAATGTAATCCTGTAGCCAATAGGCCAAGCGTGCGGAAGATAAGGTTCACTTAAGCAGAACCGCTTGCCGCTAAATCCAGCAAACACTCCATTACCAACCGAACACAGACCCTGCATCTGCCCGTCAGGATACAAAGCAGTGTTGTCATCTGGCGGGCCAATCCATGTCCCGCTAGGCAATACTTCGCCAAGGCTAGTTGTCGCCACCGTGTCCGAAAAAGACGTAGCGCTTATCGCAACCTCGGCAACAAACTGAAAACTGGTAAAACTTGAGCCTGTATTGGAACGGTAGATACGCTTCAATGCGCCGCTACCCATATTGAAATCGCTAGAGTTTGTGTAAGAACTAGAACCAGGCAGTTCGTTTGACGGCATCGAAACTGTAACTGTCTCGGTACTTGTCACTTGTATAACGTTACTGGCCGGACTAGGGGGTCCTTCTTCTCCGTAAGCCGTGACAAACGTATAAACGTAAGTCCTATCTTCCGCGATCTCAGCAGATGCAACCGATCCACTCTTTCCGACGCCAGGAGCAGTACCGGCTGCAGGGACTCCTAATCTGTATACGGTAGCAGGATAACCAGATGATCCAGATACCATTGAAGAAACGGTGCCCATTTTTGGATAGCTGTCGCCAGTAAAATAAAGGCGTTCATTAGTATCGTTTGGTATTGGACCGGGAACGGCTTTTACACCGTCCGCCGTCCACTCAAGCCAGTTAGTACTTCTATAGTAAAAGATCGATCTACGAGAACTGGTTTGTAGCGCCTGTACGCTAGAACTGTTGCTCGTGGTAGGCGCAAGCCTGCCCGACTCAAAATCTATATTTTCAGCCGTCTGCGCAAACTGATCCGCCAACAAACGAGGAGCTACGCCCGGCGCAATCCCCGAAAACCTGTCCCGTTTGAAGTACATACTTCATTCCTGTTCAACTGCTACCTCTTCTGTAGGTTGAGATAGAGAGTTAGTTATCGCTTCTTCTAGCTGCTGAATGGCAATATTGTTTATTGCTGCTGTCCGATTGGCTTTACTTAGCTCCAACTTTGCCGTCTCCCAGATCGCTAAAAGCTCTTTCATTTCGTCTGTAAGATTGGCAATTTCATAGTTGCTACCGTCTACCAACGTAATTGTCGGTTTATCCGTCATAAGTTTTCCCTGCTTATTTCTTTTTGTATAGTATCACTAACTTCCGCTTGCAAGCGAAAACGCATTTCCTACCGTTCATGCACTTAAATTCACCCTTTGAGTTGACCCCAGTGGTTGCACCTCAATCTTGTTGCCGTCTTTGGTGTACATAACCGGCATGATCGTCTCTACGGCTTCGCGGACAGTTTCGCCTTCCGCGCCAGTGCGAAGCCGTTCCTGTTTTTGCACGGCAACCTGTTTCCAACTCACCTGTGCAGCGCTGTTTAACGTACCGACTTCCATGTCACCGCCGCTCCTGCGTTTTGCTCCTAAATTGCTGAGATAATGAAGGCGAGAAGTTCGCTGTAGCGAACACCAAGGCGTGTGCGTTCTTCGCCAGTGTCTTCGTCAGTCCATGTGTCACTGCACCACATGCCATATCGCGCTGCATCTAAGCCTTCAGCGGTAAATGCGTCCTGTAGGTCTTGTGCAATGATTCCGAAGTGAATGCGAGCATCGTCGCCTTTCTCTGCAACTGCTGACTTCCAGCGATACTTCCGCAGAAGACTTTTAGCCGCCACCGCTACACGCTTTTCAGCGTCTGACAATTCTTCAATGTCTTGCTTTTCATTACGGTCAGAGGTGTTGATAGACCCGGTGGCAGCAAAAAATTGGGAAAAACGAAAGCTCCCAACACCTAAGGCAATAGCATTATCGCTCACCCCTCCGGTGCTGTTATTCCATGGCAAAATAGCGTCCGCGCCATCGTAGAAATATAAACCAACATCACCATTGCCGATCACTAAATCGCCGCCGCTACTACCAATACTGCCGACATCAGCTCCGGCTGCGCTTATTGATATAACCGCGCCGTTGCTAGTGTTCCTTCGCAAATACAAAGGAGCAGTGCCATTTGCCGTATGAAA